AGACCGAACTCAGGCCGGTGCTCATCGTTGGTGTGCCACCGGAGAACTTCCAGTAGCTGCCGTAGGCGACGGTGTACGCCGTGCCAGAGCCCTGGGTGATGACGATCGAGCCGGACTGGCCGGCGGTCAGGTTGGTCGGGTTGGCCAGGGTGATGTTGTGCCCCAATGTCAGCGAGAAGTTGTTGGCGACAGCAAAGTCAGGCGTGACTGTTGTGGCCGATGTCAGCGCTGACACCGTGCCACGTTGAGCGGCGGTGAAAGATTGGGCGGCATTGGTTGCGGCGATGTTGGTGACCGCACCAGTGCTGCCGTTGACCGACAGCACGCCGGTGTTGGCTACCGCAGTGCCGGTCACCGAAATGCCAGAGCCGGCCGTCACGACTATGATGTTGGCAGTGCCGTCGAAGCTCACGCCCTGGATGGTGCGAGCGGTGGCCAAGGCCGTCGCCGTGCTCGCGTTACCTGTCAGCGCTGCGGAGATGGTGCCTGCCGAGAAGTTGCCGCTGGCATCACGAGCGACGATGGCGCTTGCGGTGTTCGCACTCGCGGCCGTAGTGGCCGAGTTGGCCACCTTGCCTGCCGAGCTGATTGTGGCCAGCTTGCTGTCCGCGATGGCAGCACCAGCTGCGATGTCCGCGTTGACCAGGCTGCCGGTCAGGGCCAGCTTGCTGTAGGCGATAGCCGCCGAGGCATTGATGTCGGCGTTGACGATGGCCCCAGAGAGAACCACCGTGCCGCTGGCATCGGGGAAGGTGATTGTCCGATCGGCAGTGGGATCGACTGCTGCGAGGTATGTCTCGTAGGCGTTCTCGGTGCTGCCTTCAAACCCGAAGGTGCCGGTGCTGCCGATCAGGAGCTCACCGGTAACGGCACCGCCAGCCTTGGCCAGCTTCTCATCGTCTAGTTCTTGGATTGCTGTCTGACAGTTAGTCGCAGCAATATTCCCGTATGGAGTAAAAGCAATGTTGGCCGCGATTTGGCCCGCAATGGCATTACTGACGTCGACGAGATCCCACGTTGCGCCATTGCTGATGATCATGTCTGGCGGTGCCAGCGCCACTGCCGGAGCAGGGGAGACGCCAGTGCCAGAGTCCGACACCACCACGTAGTAGCGAAGGTTCTGCGCCGATGCGGCTGGCAGCGCGGCACCGATCGTCAGACCAGCAGCCGAGCCCTGCGTCGTGACCGACTTGACCTTATTGGTTGCGCCGTTATAGGTGCCCGCGTAAACAAGGTCGCCCGAGATGACAGTCAGCGGCTGCCATGTATTGCCATCGAAAATGTAATAGTCACCATTGGTGGCGTCGAAGAAGCCCTGCCCCGCGTAGTCCGGCGTGGGGAACGTCACCACGCCGCTGGTGCTGCCGGCGCCGCCGAACTTCACCGTGGCGTAGTCAGCCAGCTTGGGGCCCGTAACGGACTTGGTGCCGAGCAGGCTGGTGGCCAGCGTGCCTGTGGTCAGCTTCGAGGCGGGCAGGTTTGGAATGTCCGCATCCGTCAGCGCTACAGCGCTGGTGACGTGGCCCTGGGCGTCGTAGGTGATGCCGCTGACGGTGCCGGCAACGATCGTGTTGCTGTGGTTCAGCACGCCTACGTTGCTGACGCTGAGACCGGTGCCGGGCTGAACAGCACCCGGTGCCAGGCTCGTAGCAACGGGCAGGTCGGCGCCAACGACCGAGGAGCTGGAAGTGACCAGGCCCTGGGCGTTGTAGGCAACCTTGACCAGGCTCGGGGAACTCTGCGCGGCGACGCTGTTGTTGATGACGACCGCGCCTGAGCTCATTGTCAGGCCGCCACCGTTGACGACGACGGCACCGCGCAACGAGCTGTTCGCGATGGGCAGGTCGCTGGGGTCGATGGTGCGGTAGCTGGGGGAGCCGCCACCACCCGTAGGGCCTGCGAGGAATTGGTTGGCAGCGCTGGTCGCATCCAGCGATGGGGTCAGCGTGATCGAGTCGTTGCTGGCGCTGGCCGCGATATTGACGATGCCGCTGGTGTCGCCGAGGACCGTGTTGACCGAGCCCTTGGCCTTGAGGTCTACCCAGGCGCTGCCGTTCCAGTACGACGCCTTGTTGTCGTCGCTGTCGATGTGGAGCTGGCCTTCAAATTCACCAGAGCCGGGCAGGGTGCTGCTGACAACAGCGCTGGAGTCGTTGGCGAGCTTGGCGCCAGTAACGGCATCGGCGGCAATTTTGTCTTCGGTTACCGCATTAGCGCTGATGGCGACATTCGTGATTGTGTTGGCCTGGAAAGCGATCTTGCTGCTTGGGATATTGCCGTTGCTAACGATCGCGCTGGTTACTTTGTTCGCGAAATTGGTGACGCTTACTTTCTTGCTTAAATTGGCGCCGACGTCTAAGACCAACAACAGGTCGTCGCCTGTGAGGTCGTTTGCTGTGATCTCTTGTAGTTGATCCAGCCGTGAATCAGCCATGGCGCCAACGATTAGGTAGAAATGGCGGTCAACGTGTTGGACCTTCCAACCAGTCTACCGGCGGCATCAAACGCCGAAATGAAGAACTCGTAGGTGTGACCTGAAACGCCGGGGCCGCCCCAGCCGTTTGCTTTTTGGTAGCCGGTGCCCTGTTTGCCCGCGTTAATCCAGTCGTTGTCGATAACAGTGACGCCGCCGGGCCATGTGCCGTTTTCGGCGAGACTTGTTGTTGCAACTGGGATGTCGTTGACTTTCCAGTGGATCCACGAGCCTGCCCAAAAAGCACCAGCGGCAGCGGCGGTCTCGGTGCCACCGCCAGCGCGGTCGTAGCAGCGCAGACTCCAAGTAGCGACTGGTGTGGCTGGTGCGCCGCTGGTAGTCCAGGACAGTTGCGGGCTGGTGTTGGCGGCGGGCGATGCGTTGTACGCCGTGCCAAGGGTGCCGTTTGCGGCGATTGAGGTGCTCGCCAGCGTGATGAGGAATGGCACGGGCGGTGCCGCCGCAGCATTGGCGGGGTTGTTGAGCACCATGTTGGCGACGTTGCCGCCGGCAAGGTTGAGCTGCAGGTTGCCGTTGATGCCGTTGAGCAGCATCTGGTTGAAATCCTCGGTGTCCGCCAGCAGCCGGATGCGGCCGGTCGTTACAAAGTCGAGGGAAATCTGGACAACGTTATCGGGGCTGAATTGTACGCCCGAGTTAGTAACTACTCCTGTGATTTCGTACCAGATCTGGTCGTCGAGCTTATCTGGCGCAGTGCCATCGCCGTTTGTCTTGATGTAGAGGCGGGCGGCAAACTCTTGGCCGATCTCGACGCGGATGGCGAGCTGCTGCAGGTAGTAAGGGATTTCTTGGGTGGAGACGCCGGTGTAGTCCCAAAGGCATTCCAAGCGGCCGCTGCCGCTTTTCATGGTGTCGATAACCGTGCGGAAGTCGTCACCGAGTGCGCTGGTGTCCGCGGTTTCAACGTTGGTGTTTAATTCGTAGCTGGTGACTTGCGTGAGTTGTTGAAAACTAGAAGCGTCGGGATTGATGGATAGATGGATATTTCTGTTAATGCCGACAAGGACAATGGCTTGATCAACAGTTCCTTCTAATGCTCCAGCAAATGTGGAGTACAGGCGGACGCCGCCGATGTCATCGACTTGGACAAATCCGCCCCATTTGGATTGCTTGATGCCGTTGGCCCAGCCAGTAGTGTCAATGAAGTCGAGGCCGCTGCCGTCGGTGGTAGCGATAGTGACCTGATCACCAGTGATCAGACGTGTTGCTGAATCTTCAAACGAGAAGCGGCGGCGCACATCGTTAACGTCTCCCGGAACGATTTCTGTAAAAAACGGAGACGTGCCGCCGCGACGGGAGAGTTCGACGCGCCCGTGGTAGCCGAGGTAGACGCTCATCAGATCGAAGCGGCGGTCAGGGCGCCAGTGGCTTGGAAGCTGATCTGCGCTGAGCAGACTTCACCGACGGATGCACCAATCGTGGCGCTGGTGATGTAGGCGTTCAGCGTGACGTCGCGGTTGGCGTTTTGGTTTTGCAAGTTAGCGCTTAGCCGCAATGTAAGAGTGACTGGTGAAGTGACCGCGCCAGTCGTAATTACCTTTTGCAGTAGGGCGCTTGCATCGTTGTTGTTTGCTGGGTCGTCGTAATACAGCAGCGTGGCCGAGCCGCTGAACGATTGGACACCGGGCGTGTAGCTGCGCACCGTGTCGCCGAGGCTGGTGGTCTCCAGTGTTTCGAGGTCGCCCTGCAGGGACCAGTTGGTGACTTTGCCGTACTGGACAGTTGCGTTGCCGCGTGGACCGTACATGAAGCCTTGGCGTCCGGTGTAAACAGTCATTGCAGAACACTCACGAGGCGGACGGTGACAGTGCTTTGGCCCGGTCTCACACTAGAGATTTGAGGCGCGTCGGCATAGCGGTACTTGTTGCCGGTGGGCGGATCAAACGGAGGCGCCGAACCTGGCGCTGCGTTGCGATTCCAGCCAGCACGTGTCTCATCGCGGATGTCAAAGGTGCCGTAGGTTCCCTTCACGTCCTCGAAGTGGCTGAGGAAGTCACCGGCCTGCGAGTCGGCAATGTTCTCGTAGCTGAGTTCCAGCTCGGTGCCGGTGCGGCGGTTGCCGTAGAGCACCCGCATTTCGCGGCCGCTCTGAGAGCGGAAGCCCTTGACCGGCCAGTCGCCAAGCTTGACCGAGCGGGAGGTTGGGCGATACGCAGGGAAGGCCACAGCGGTCAGGCGCTCGTTTCCAGTCTAAAGATGCCGGAATTAAGCCACGTCAGATCCTTAGCAATAAGGCTTTTGCCGTTGTCATCAACAGGAAACTGGCTAGCTGTTACCTGCACGAGGCCGTCTTCATCAAGTTGTAGTGACTCGACCACGTAGCAGAGGTTGTTGGACGTGTTGTTGCGGACAGCAAAAAGGGCGTTGCGGTGACCGCCAGCAATGCCGTTTTGCACTGTGAGGGTCGTCTCGGTCACCTGCATGATGCTGCGGAGCCAGAGGAACACGTCGTAGTTGCCGTCCGGCATGGAGTCGACGCTGACGATCGTGCCGTCATCGAGGATGGCACCGTTGTTCATGGTCGGGTCGTAGATATTGGCCTCGGTGATCACCCGGATGTAGTTGCCTGGTGCCAGGCTGATGCCATAAGGCGAGGTCTTGAAACTGACGCTGTGCCGTACTCGGCGGCGGATAGCCAGGAAGTATTTGCCCACCATGACCGCATGATCGAGGCTGGTGATGTGGCTGAAGTCGAATTCCTCCAGCGGGGCGTTGGCCCAGGCAGGGTCGTCGTTGTAGCTAACGATGACCGTGCGCTCCTCTGGGAACTGGTTGAGGCGTTCGCTGCGGTAGCGAACGGCTGCCCGCATCGGCTTGCGCTCTTCTGCGTTTAGGTAGCGCAACTCGAAGGTATCTTCAATGATGTTGCCCTCGGTGAAGATTGCCGAGATCGGTACGGTGACGAGGTTGCTGCCGTCAATGATCTGGCCGCCGTCGTGATAAGGAACCGCTGGCTCGATCGAGAATTTGCCGTTACGGGTAACCATGTTGCAGAGCAACGATGGGGCGACCCGCGCTACAAACTCGCGGATGTTGACAGGCTCGGTCAACACGTCGTCGTAGAACAAGCGATTGGCATTGAGGAACATCGCGGTGCGCCGCAGTTCCGTCTCATCCAGGAGCTGGTCGGAGAAGATGCTGCCGATGCCGGCCTGCTGGTTCAGCAGCAGGAAGCGCACCAGATCCGTGAACAGGTTGGAGGGCCCCACCCCGAGGTCGCGCTCCACCCGGCCGGGTTCCATGATGTAGCGCTGAACGTTAATGCCGTTTGTCTGGTACAGCCGCAGCTGCTCCAGCTGGTTCATGTTGCGAGAGCTGCGCAGCTTGATGCCCGCCATGGCACAGCCTTCGTAGGTGGCGTTGGTGCCGCGGGATACGCTCTCGCCGACGTAGACGATTTCGTGCTCGGGGTTGGAGTCGCAGCTGCGCGTGACCAGGCCGCCGTAGTGCGACACCTCGCTGATGGCTGTGTTGCTCTCAAAGATCCGCTCGGCGTCGATTGTGACGGGCGCCTGAGTCTTGGTCAGCGTGACGGTGAAGGTATAGACGATGGTTCGACCGTCAATCACGGTCTTACTGACCTGGAAGGTCTGACCGTTTGTGATCTTGGCGATCTCGGTCTCGTTGACACGGATCGTGCCGATGCTGACGATCCGCCAGAACCACTCGCGGTTGTTGTTGTAGGGGCCGCTTTCCTGATAGGACTGCAACTGCATCCGCAGGTTGAAGGCACCGCCGATATTGAACAGCGCCGCTTCGCTATCTGTGAAGGTATAGAAACCGCCTTCTGTGGTTCCGCCCCATGGGATATTGGGGTAGATGTCTTCGCTGGCATCGCGATCTGGATCCTTGCCGATGGCCTTGGTGATCCCGTTGCTGACTTCCTTTGCCGTAGCGGGACGGCCTTGCGAGGGGATCTCAGCGCGGGTTAGCGAGACGGTGTAGGTCGTGTTAACGACGCCCGCGCCGGAGCTAGCACCGTTCTCGTTGTTGATCATCTCAGGACTTGTCGCAAAGTCCGAGATCGTGGCCTCGATTCCTTTCACGTAAAGGGTGAAGGGGTTCGCACTGAACGGCACGTTGACGTCGCTCCGCACAAAGGTGCCAGCGGCAGTGAGCTGGAAGCACTTGTTAGTGCGGCCGATGATGCGAATTACTTCGCCCGCATTGTGAGGGCGTAGGCGGAACTCGTACTGACCCTTTGCATGGGCTACGCGCACGAAGTTGTACTGATCGCGCGGAGCATTGCCTCGAACGCACAGGGGGTACTTGTTCAGCCGCACCCACTTGTCCGTTGGCAAGGCATTGGCGGGCCTCACGTACAGCGAGAAGAACGACGTGCGGTAGGAATAGGACTGAACAGTGCCAGCACGCATCTGGATGTTCTTGTCGTCCAGGTTGGCTAACCGATCTGGTCCCGGCACCGAGATCAGGTTGGTGAGGCCGTTGAAACGCAGCCAGACCTGCGAGCGGATGCCGATCTCGGTGGTGTCGCACTCGCGGACGTTCTGGAATGACGCCACCTCCGACTGGCAGATGGGAAACCACCCCTGGCCGATGTCGTACTGGGGACCATCGCCGGTCTCAGGCATTGGCTTGTCGCTCAGCACGTACTGCCGCGGGACGAAACCGAGGGCACCTTGGCCGTTGGGCACGTAGCCGTCGTCGTAGATCTCCTCGCAGATCAGCACCACCTCGAACTCGTTGTGCCGGCGCCGGTAGAACGCCTCAGTCGGGTTCCGGCTTTCGACCCTGAACAGGCAGTTGCCGATCACAAAGCGAGTGCCGGGCTGCAGCTGGTCGTCGATTTGCTCCAGCTCGCTAGCGATGTCGGCAACGATGGATTCGTTGTCAAGGACGTCCTTGTCAACCTTGTCGCCGTCGCGGCTCGGGTCGTAGACCTTGGAGTCCCACCAGAGATCTTTATTCAGGCGAGGGCCACCAAACAGGATGCTGACCCGCTCGCCCTTGGTGATGTCGTTGACGAGGATGCCGTCGTTGCCGGAGTAGGAGCCGGCGACCTCGGCGTTGCCTCGCTTGAACAGGCCGACACGGCGGGGGTAATTCCGCCCGCTGCCCCGCATCTTGAAGTTGCCCGCGACTTGTAGGCGGCGAGCATTGGCCTCGCGGTAGGCGTTGTCGTCGTAGTCTTTCAGACGCGGGACGATCTCCCAGTTCACGCGGTACGGCGTACCGTTTGGGATGCCGGCAAAGGTGCCAAAACGCAGCTGGGCCGAGGGGGAATACGAGTGGCAGAATGCCTCACTGTCACCCCCAGCAAACGTTGGGGCAAAGAAAGCGTTGTCAGCGTCAGCGACAGCAGCGTTGGGCAGTTCGCCGTAGCGGTCATGACGCCCCAACAGACGGCTGGTGGTGGTGTAGCCAATTCCGTTGGCGTTCGGTGTGCCGCCTGAGTAGTAGAACCAGCGGTAGTCGGACTCGGGGAGCGAGTCGATCGGGGCTTGGCCGACATACAGACCCGCACGATCGGCGGCGATCTCGGTAGCTGTTGAGTATGGCCCGCGAGGCATGGGGCCCTGGCCGACCAGGAAGACCAGATGCGCTGTCTGGTACGTGCCCCAGCTGAAGATACGCGACCACACCAGCTTGGGCGAAACCATCACACCGCCGGTGAAGGTCCGGCTGCCAGCGTCGTAGGTCTGGCGGGTGAAAACGATCGGGATTGCCTCGCCGTAGCGGCTGATGTCCTGACTGCTCTGGAAGCCGTAAGTGGGCGAGAAGCGATCACGGCCGACGATGCTGTCGAGCTGTCGGTTGCGGATGCGCGAGGCTTGTGGCGCCTCGGGCTTTGGCGTCAGGAAGTATGAGGCAGCGGTGGTCAGGCCGCCGATCAGCAAGCTGACGGCAACCGTTGTCCAGGAGATCGGCTCGCAACGAATATCCGGCACCCCGTCATAGGCCGCAGGCCGCTCGCGCGAACGCCAGATCACGTCCTGCGTGAAGACCCGGTACTCCTCAGCTGTCAGGCCGAGGGCTTCAATCAGTTGCTTCTCATGCGGAAGCAGTGGCACCGAGAAATGGTGCTCAAAGGGCACCATGCCACCCGGTTCAAATGGCGGTTGATGTAGAGGATTCCGCTCTGCCACGTAATACCAAAAGCCCAGTGGTTTGTGGCAAGTAGCACCACATCACCATCGTACTGAGGCTGTTTCACTCGCGTTCCCCAACGGTGGAGATCCCGCAGCACGTCGCGGGTGCCGGCCTCATACCAGTGGCGGTTGAAGGGTGGCGTTGCGATGCCGAGGTGGTCTAGGACCGTGTAGACAAGGTGGATGCAGTCGATCTCGGGGCCGCTGCCGTCTGCACCAAGGCGGTACGGCCGACCGATGAGATCACTGCAGACGCACATTGGCAGTTGTTGGCAGGGGACCGAAAACGTCCTCGGTGATGCGACGACGGGGGATGTCAGCCCCTACGGCATCAAGGATGGAGCCCAGTTCGAGGTCCATCTTTGGCCCCGCCACTGTGGCGTTAAAGATCAGGCCCGTGTAGCTGGTCAGCCGGTAGTAGTCGCTGCTGTTGTCTGGGTTAAGCAGGAGGGTATCGACCGTGCAGAGCCAGGTCTCGACCACCATGCGGATCCCGAGATTGCGGGCTATGGCGTTGTTGTGCGTGACCAGCGAGGTGGTTTGGTTGTCGCCGTTGCGGTTGACCGTGACCCCGGTGAAGGTAAAGGGGACGTACTGGACCTGAGTTCCGCTGTAATTCAGCGTGCCGTCGACGAAGAAGTTCTGCCAGATGTAGCTGGGTGCTGCACCCTTCTGGGCAAGTGTGGCCACATGACCGACGGCGAACTGCGTCCGAAAGTCGAGATCGATTGCCATGGCTTAGCCAAGTCCGAGGCGGTTGCGGGTGGCGCGGGATTGCTGTAGGCGGCGTAGTGCCGACTGCTCGCCCCGTGCTGCACCTTGGGCGGCTGCTTGTTGCAAACCCTGCTGGAACTGATCAGCGGTGACGTAATCCACAGAGTTGATCCGGGACACGCTGTAGCGTACGTCGATGGGTGTGGCGACCGGTGCGCCAGCTGCAGCGGGGGACGAGGTGTTGTTGCCGGCGGGGATGACGGCAGAACCGCGGGTGCCAGAAGCGTAACGGCGCATTGACTCGCGCATCTTGCCTGCTGGGATGATGTATTCCGGCTGGCCGCCCTCGCCGACAAGGCCGAGCGTGGGGCGGGTTGCCATGCCGCCGTCGGCAAAGGCTTGGAAGCCGCTGGAAAGATAACCACCGCTGGCAAATTTATATCCTCCTGTGGGGATAAAAGCGGCATTAGGCATTCCAAAATTTTGTGCTGCCGTAGAAGGCATGAGGGCGTTAATAACTGTAAACAGTAATTTTTGGGCAAGCATCTGAGTAGCCATATCAATAAAGGCTTTACCTATATTTTCAAACATTTTACTAAACGCTTCAGCAACAGTTGTTGTTCCTGTGATAAGACCTGTAATAGAAGTACTTAAAGCATTAGATATTTCTGTAGCAATAAAACTATATTTACTGTATGTTTGCTGTAGCTTAAGTACTTTAGCCTCGGTTGCATCTAGCGTAGTTAGATATTGCGTTTCTAATTCAATTTGCTGTTGTTTCTTTTTAATATCATCGTCTTTCATATTTAAGTCTTCTTGCGATGCAGAATTTTGTATTTTGCTGCGCTCCAGCTGAAGATCAGATAGCTCACGTTCTAGCGGGGTTAATGTTTCGTAGCGACGTGCTGCTTGATCCAGTCGCTGGTTTAACTGCTCTTGAAGATCTGGATTGGTTAAGCCGATAGTTTGAGTGCGTAGACGACCCAGCTGTCCTTCACGCTGCTGCGTAATGTCTTGTACTTTTCTAGGGCCTGCGGCTTGCTGAATAGCGCGAGCTACTTGAAGCCTTGCTTGGTCTAGTTGCAAAGTGCGTAATTTTATAGTGTATTGATCTTGTAAACTTGCTCTTTGTGCAGTATAAATGTTCTGTGCTAGTGCGCGTTCTTTTTCTGTAATATCAGCAGATAGCACTTTTTGCTGATACTGAATATCTAGTAATCGCGCTTCTATGTCCAACCTAGTTTGTAGTTGATTAATGCTTTCTTGTATTGCGGCGGCAGAACCTTTGAAACTTTCTTGTATAGCTACGTCCGCATCAGCAGTACGCAATGTTTCTTGCACTAATTCGGCTTCTAGCCCGTAGATGTTACGAATAACCTGTTCGCGTTTACGCGCTGCTTCTTCGGCTTTACGTGCTGCTTCCTCTTGACGACGCTGTAATTCTTCAATACGTTGCCGTTCTAAAGCGTTAAGACCTACTTGAGCTTCTAGTTGGGCTTGTGTAAGTTTTAGATTACGTTCTTTAGTAGATATTAAATTACGGCTATATTCAAACTCAATAGCGGCCTGTTTAGTGATGCGCTCTTGCTGAATAGCTCGCTGACTTAAAGCTAAATACGAATCAAGATTAGTTTTTGCGTTGACTGTTCCAAGTGCGGCTTGTGTGCGAAGTAAATCCGTTTCTTGTTGCAGTGCTTTTGTGCGCTGGGATGCTTCTGGTGTAATTGCTGGAGCAGCAGGGCGATTTTCGCCTTGAAGAGCGATATTACCGATAAAACTAACTAACCCTCCTTGCCCTGGATATTGTTTTTCGATTTCCTTAAATGTGCGAATTACGTTGGCTGTAACAGAAGTAAGGGTTATTTTTACTTGCTTACCAAAAGCATCCCAGCCATTGCCTGCGTCTTGTAAAGCTTTTGCATTTTCTTTTCCGACTGTGCTGCTTAATTCTTTGAACGCTAGGTCGGCAGCGCGAGCAGTTTGACCACTACTTTGAAGGTTTTTAATTAATGTTTCTGTTTCTGGGTTAAGTCCGCCAAGAAGTGATTCAAGTACTTGAGCAGCGTCACCACTTCCACGCAGAGCTTTGGCAAAATCTCGTGCTGAGTTGGCTGCTGTGTCAAAAGCTGTTCCAAGGGCTGTTCCAACAAGAGACAAACCAAAGCCCATGGTGCCGCCCATGACGCCGCCTACGGCACCACCAATACCGCCACCGATAGAGGCACCTATACCTTGCCCAAAAAGCAGCGGAAATGCGCCACCAATCAGCGCGTTACTTGTGGCACCAGTTACTTGACGGCGTGTCTGCGTACGCTTTTCTACTGCTGCTGCATTCCGCTCCAGTATTTTGTTTAATCTCAACTCAAATAATTCTTCTCTTGTAAGTAATTGCAGTGTTTCTCTGCGTGCTGCGTTTTCCTGCGCTTTACTTTTTAGTATTGCTTGTTGATTAGCTTGGGTACGTTGTGATGCAGTATAGCCACCACTAAAACCAGGACCTCCCGGACCTAGTTCAAAAGTACGTGATGTTCCTTGTAAAAATTGCAGTCGTAGACGTTGCTGACGTATAAATTCAGCTGTTTGTGCTCTAGCAGCTCGTGCAGCTGCTTCTGTGCGCTGTGTAAATTCTGCTTGTCTATCAGCTAACTGCTTAGTTTGAGCAGCACTTTCTTCTGCCGCTGCTGCCTGTTTATCTAAAACTGCTTGCACAGCAGCCGCTTTTTGATCTAGTTTTGAATTAACTAATTGCCGCTCTTTTTCACTTTGATCTTGTAAAACAGCATTTAGCTCTGCACGTCCTTTACGCTCGGCAAGAATTTGTTCTGTACGGCCTCGTAATTGAGAGGATAAAGCTACAGGCGATGCTTGGCCAGGACCGATTGGACCCGCGTACTGAGTAGTTTCTCGTACACCAGCGGCTGCAAGTCTTGCTTTGCGTTCTTGTTCTGTAATTTGTTTTAGTAATTCAGCCCGTTCACGCAAACCAGCGTTGAGTTCATTAGTAGCTGTAATATATTTTTTAGCAGCAATAGTGGCTTCGTCTGTACCTAACGCGGCTTTATTGAATACTGCTGCTGCATTACCTACAGCATCTTTAAGGTTGTTTATGTTGCGTACAATACCTCCATTGCCGATATTTTCGAGGTATTTATTTAAGCCATCTACTAACTTAGATGTGGCGGATACTTCGTTTTGAAGACGCTTGAGTTCTTGGGCGCCGCGTACCGCAATCTCAATATCGGCTCTGTAAGCCACGGCGCTGCGTCACAGTCTGGTACTTCAGTTTACGGTGGAAAAAAGCCGCCGGGTTAGCGGCGGCGGCGGGCTTTCTCTAGCTCCTTTTCTTGGTCCTCGTTGAGGATTTGGAAGTAGGCGCTCCAGCCGAGTAATTCCTCGGCGGTCATTGCGGTCCGAACTTCTGTAAGGGTTAGGCCCAACTCTTTGGCAACGCCAAATTGAAGCATGAGCCAGTTGTCCTTACGGAGTTCGGCGCTCAGGATTTTGGGTCGATGGGCTCGGCGTCGTCGGTCAGGATTGCCAGCATCAAAGTCTGGAGGTCTTTGTCCTTGACTTCGTTTTTGAGGACGTCAAGTTCGCCGGCGTTGAACAGCTTGGCGCCAGTCTCGTCGAGGGCTTTGGCGATCAGCAGTTGAAGGGCGAAAGCGTTAGCGTCGTCAGACTTGGCTTGTTTTTGAGCGCGTTCACGCTCGGCCATGGTCAGAGGCGCCACCCACATTTCAAACTTGCTGCCGTCGGACAGCTCTACTACTTTTTTAATGGGTTCTAGGTTGGCTGCCTTGCGCAGGCGGTCAATGGCACGGACGGAGACGGGCATACCAGTCACAGGGGTATGGGACTACTGTAGCGGATTAGAAATAAAAAACCCCGGCTTGTGGGCCGGGGCGCTGATTCTGACTGCGGAAAGAGGTTATCAGCTCTTGGCGAAGTCGAAGCTGGGAGTACCAGCGGGACGGAAGTTGACGGTCACCGATTGGGCGTCGTCGGGGTTGATGTTCAGGCTGGCGGAAGTCAGCACAGCATCGAATGAAATGGAGCGGCTGAGGGTTTCGCTCAGGGTGCCGCCGCTGAATACGCGGTCGGTGTAGAGCTTGAAGGCGGCGCCGTTTTGCTGGCGCTGCAGCACGTCCTCGATCATGCGGTTAGACAGGGCGGCGTCCTCGTTGGTCATGTAGACCGTTGCGGTGCCATTGCCGTCGCCGAAGCCGCTGATGTAGCTGCGGAATGGCACGTATTGACCGGGGGTCTGGCCGATCGTGGTGACGTCGATTTCAGCGCGGCTAATCTCAAAGCTCCAGTCGCGGACTTGGCCGACAACTGCAAACTCGGCATAAGCAACTTGGAACTCGTTGGGAGCAACAGCCGTGCCATCGTCAGTCAGGTCAACAGCGGCGCCGCCAGCAGTGGCGGAAACGGTGAGGGCGCCAGTAGCTGCGGTGTAGCTGATGACGTAATAAGTTGTTGCCAGAGCAAGACCGGCGGGAAGCGTGCCAGTGCCGGCGCCGCCGGTCTGGCTATTAACGACGCTGAATTGCACAGGGTCGCCGACTTTGAAGTTCAGGTAGGGAGCGACAGTGATGACGTTGCTGGTGGTGTTAACACCGGTTTCGCCGAAGGTGCCGGTGGTGCCGGCGGGTTTGTAGTAGAGGGCGCCGGACGTGCCGGACAGAACGGTGGTGGCCATAGGGGCGTACCAATGAACGTGGGTGGGCGGGCACTGCCCGGCTTAATACAGGTTAGCGCCTACATTCCACGCTATCTATGACAACACAGTGGCGACATAGGACGTCTCAATTCGTCCAACAAAATGAGGCGAGTCTTCTACGGCTGAAAATGTTGGACCTGTAATTTCACCGACGCGGAAAAAGACGCCGCTTGTGGTTTTTGCTGTGTTGTTTAACGCTTCAAGAACGCTTACGGCGGTAGTCAGCAGAATTTGGTTGCGGGCTGGGCCGCGTCCTTTTTCCGTGAAAATGCGGATAACAATTGCTCCACGAGCGTTGTCCACGCTGCTGATAAGCGTGGGCTCGTTGGTAATGCCGAAAGTAACATTGACGCGGACGTATTCAGTTGTAGTGTTTGCTGGTACTGCTGTGATGTTGTCAAAATAGACAGGAACAGCAGGTACCAGTGAGTTAAACGCTGTCAGCAGCGGATTTTCAACAGCGGCGCGAATAGCTTGGTAGTTCATGAGAATCTACGGTTAATGGCTGCATCCATTTCTATTTGAACAGCTCTACCTAAATTAGAACTGGCATAAGTAGCAAACCAGTCGAGCGGGGCTGTACGGCTGGAGTTTTGGCCTTCGTTACCTCCACCTATTTGACCTCGGTATGTGACTTGAGAGCGTGGTCCGCTAAGTTCCCACTTTTGGCGACCCAGTGCTGTTTGCGGTTCAGCAGTTCGACGGCGTGCATAGTACTGGCGATCGTGCTCTACAGCGTCTACCGCTTCTAAGGCGTGCGGAGCAAAATTACTAATGCGGAAAACTACACTGTCTTTTGAAAGAAAACTTTTAGTTACTTGTGTACCAGATAGTGCGGGAGTGAATACAGGTCTTGGCTCTCCGGGCTGGCCTGTGCCGCGGGCAGTTGTTGTGGGTGTTTGAATTTCCCAAGAGTTAGAAAACTCGCCGCTCCAGCTTGGGCCTGCTTGCTGCATTTCGCGCACGACGCGTTCGGCAACACGCTTCGGGCCGTTGTAGACCGTTGTTGCGGCTACGCGATCGAGTTCTTGAAGCAGGTTTATGCCGCCTTGCCAGAAACCTTTACGTGCCATTATTGAGGCCTCACGATTAGAGAGTGGTAAATAGGGTTATCGCCGCGATAGGTGGTGATGGCGATGATTTTGGCCTCGCGGGTTGCTCCAGCTTGGGTGTATTGGATGCGGTCGGCTTCGGTTGGGTAGTACGTGCCAAGTTCGCTGGAGCCGATGAGGATTTTGAGGTCTGTGGATTGGTAAAGGCCTTCAGATTCGCGTGGGCTAAGGCGAATAATGACGCCTTTGACGGAGACTGTGGTGTCTGCTCCAGAGACATTGCCGGTGGTGGGGTCGTAAGTGCGGGGGGTGGCGGTTTTGATGTACGTGAGGGTTTGGCCCCAGTCGTTTAGGAGGGAGGCCGGGATTGGGGCGAAGATGGTGTCGATGAGGCCCATATCAACCTCGGCGTAGGCGGACGGCATAGTTGGCGGCGCCGCCCATGCAGTAAGGACCTAGGTAGGACTGGAGCCAGGGGTAGACGTCGAAGACATTGGTGACGAGGCCGACGGCTTGGCTGGTTTTGCTGTATTTGACTTTGAGTTCGCCCAATTCCACTTGGTCGTAGAGGCCGGTGGTGCCGGTGCTGCTGGTAATGGAGTCGGTGTCGTTAGCAAGGGCGCGTGCCAGCTCGTAGGTGGCGATTTTGATTTCTTGGGGGATGGCGGAGCAGGTCAGGGCAACGCCGTCGACTTCGTAGTCTTCACGCGGCCATTTCAGTGCTTGCGTGGTGGTGCAGCGGTCGCCGTAAAAGCTCAGTGAATCGATCCAGCGGGTGGCGCTGATTAAGGCGCGGTTTTTCTGGTCGTCGGTCTTGTCGGTCCAGGTGCCGGATTCCGGTACTGTCTCGAAATAACTGTTGGCAGCAGCCAGAGTGACGTAGCTGTTAGCCGATGTGCCGGCCACGGTGGCGTCAATGGTGGCGGACACGGCTTAATACAGTCTTTTCTGGAGTTTAGCTCCAGTGCGGTAGTTTCTTTGTTTTGGTGTGGAGCTGAGTAAGGCGGCGTGGTACACGTCGGCGCCGGTCATTTCAAGGTCGGCTTGCAGTTCGAGGTGTTGGCCGTAAGGGACGTCAACGAAACTGCGGCGATTATCCTGTAGTACGAAAAGACGCACGGTTGCCATGCCTGCTCGTAAACCAGTCAACGCCGAAGACAGCCTAGAAGTGAAAGAGGTTTCTGCCTTTTCCGCGCTGCCCGGAAAATCTGTTCGTTCTCTTGCGGTGGTTGCTGAGGCAATCCGTGACCGCTTTGCGGCTGGCGCAGATGCAGAGACGATCCAGCAGGAGCTTGCTGTGAGTCAGCATGTGTTTCGGGAACTGCTCAGCCACTCTTACAAGTTGGTGGGGCGGGCTCCAGAGATTTTTGAGTATCAGGAGAAGATTCGAGTAGGAGAGATTGAAGGTTGAGTAGATAAAAGAAAAGCCCCCAGTGAAGGGGGCTTTTTGTTGACTAATCGAAAGATCAGTAAGCAGAAGTGTCGAAGGGTGTGTTACACAGTAGACGGCACAGGGGCACTTGCTTGGCGGCGCTGTAGACCAGGCTCCAGCTGCTGGTGTTGGCCAGGTTGCCGGAGGTGGAGGCGTTGGTCGGGTTGTCGCCGGCGTCGGCCCACTTGGTACCAGTGATGTGGTAGCCGTAGTGGTAGTCGACGGCCAGGATGTCCTGCATCGACAGGATGTTGCGGTCTGCAGCCAGACGCAGATCCTGTTGGATGCCCTCGGAAACCACGCCGCTTTGGAAGAGGTACACGGGGTACTTCTTGGCGTGGGTGGAGGTGCCACCAGCAAGCGCAGTCAGTTGGTCGTCGATGACGACGCGGAGACCGGCGAAGTAGGGGGCTTCGGTTTGGGTCACGCCCACACCGCCGCCGCCCCAGACAACAGCGCCACCAGTCGACAGGGCCGAGGTGCTGAAGGTCAGCATCCCGATCTGCTGCAGGTAGTACGCCACGTTGGAGTGCATGGCGATCGAGTCGAGGTTGTCGCCGCGCTCGCCCAGTTTGGCCTTGGTGCCGACCACGTTGGCCACATTCAGGAAATTGGCTTCCGTCATGGAGCCGGGAACACCAGCGAACGATTTGTCGTTCTGGTTGGCGCCCAGTACGCCGCTGCCGCTGATGCCGCCGAACAGACCCAGCAGTTGGGCTGCCAGGGTGGCGGTCTTCAGTTTGTTGATGGCGGCGCTCAGCTGGTTGCGGACGTGGGCCAGGGGGTCGGCTCCAGAACCCAGCTTGCTGAGGTCGTCGGCGGCGTAGGCGAAGCCGCGGTGCAGAATCGTCATGATCTGCTCGTCGGCAGTGACGTTCTGAGCGGTCAGGTAGCCGAGGCCGCCGTTCCAGGTCGAGGTCGACAGGATCTGGGTCTCGGTCGGGGCGATGGGATCGAAAAACGGCACGCGCACGCGGGTGCCGCCAGCGCGGGCATCAAGGGCAGCGTTGCGCTGCACAATGCCGCTCTGGATCCACTTCGATTGCTCGAAGATACCCTCGGCGGTGTACTGCAGGAACTCGGGGCGAGTTACCAGGTTCGAGAGAAAAGTTCCCGAAAAGTTGCTATTAGAAGCAGACATTGGTTAGCTCCGGTGGAGACAGGGTTGGGGAGGCGCCCCACAGGGGCTAGGCGATTCCGGCTTCGGCCTTGAGGAGCCTGGCTTTGTCGGGGTCGCTGTTGAGCATCAGCATTTGCTGCGTGACGTTCCAGCTGTCCTTGGACCAGGGGTTGGCTTGGCCGGGGAGGGCGGTGGCGCGGGCACTACCCGTGACACCCATCCCAGCGCGGTTCGTGGCAGAAAAATGGTGCTCGTAACCGCTGCCGGGATTTTTTAGGTTGGCGATGTATTCGCCGATTGGAACTTCCACGCCGCCGACATAAGCCACAGGCTGTCCTTCTTTGGCGCGAAGATTCTCTTGCACTAAACGATACAGCTGATCAGGTGCAAGCGCACCGGCAGAGGAGAGTTGGGCGATTGCGCTGGCGCGAAGTTGCTCCTGCGTGTAGCCCTGTTTGATTTGTTCTACCTCTGCTTCTTTTGTGGAAAGTTGTTGCTTGAGGTCGGCGACTGTTTGTTGGGCTTCTTCCCAGAGGGTTTTGAACTCGCCGGATTCGGCCAATTTGGCGGTTTTGGCGGATTCTTGGGCTAGCCGCAGGTCGTCCAGCTGTTTTTGGAGGGATTCGCGGTTTTCGCGGTCCTTGCGGCGCTCGGCGATCAATTCTTGGTTCTTCGCACGAAGAGCGTCGAGTTGGGCGGCCAGATCGGAGCTGTCAGCCACAGGCTGAGGCGCACCAGTCTCCACAGGAGTGAGGGGCGCTTGCTGTTCTTCAGGCACAGTTGTGTACTACTTGGACGGTTATAGATTAGCAGTTAAGAGTTTGGAGTTTCGTCGAGGGCACTGGTGGGGGCGAGTTCTTCTGTTGTGGCTGATTGTTCTGTCAGCGCTGTTGCAGGTTTGCCTGCTGCTTCTATTTCGTCCTCAATGTTTACGTTGTCGGGGAGTATTTCTCCGCGGCGGAGGATTTCCAGCAGCATGGCATCGCTGATTTTACCCATTTGATTGAGTTGTGCCAGGACGGAGACGTCTTGGCCGATGAGGCGGTAGTAGTCGAAGTCGCGGTCGATTGTGATTTCGGGGGGTTCCATGCCCACGTATTGAGCGGCGAAACTGAAGGCTTGGTTGAGGGCGCTTTCGAGTTCCTGGCTGATGATTGAGAGAACGCTGTTGGATTGAGCTTGGTCGATGCGCTTGGCCTCGGCTGATTCGGCGACAAACTTTTGACCGAAGAGTTTAGTGACGCCCAAAGTGGACATTTGCGATTCCAGGGACTGGAGTTCGTTCATTTGGGCGTCGAAACTGGTGGCGTCGGCTTGGACGTAGTACGCCTTGTTGCCGGGTTGCATGGCAATGGCGTAGTTGACACCCATCGTTGCGGAGCCAGTGGTGTCGTCCCAGCCCTCTAGGACGAGGGTGGGCATGGCCGCGATGTGGAGAGCGTGGATGAGATCGGCTTGGCGTTGGTAGTGAGTGATGTTGAGGTTGGCAATGTCTAGGAGTGGAGGTTGGGAGACTAAGAGGCCGCGGCGGTTGCTATAGATGGGTACCAGAGGGATTTCGCTAAGGCTGTAGCCGCCGGATTCGGTGAATTGGACTACTTCTTGGCCGAGGGTGTAGAGGTCGTAGCGGCCGGGGTAGATGACGCGCATTTCCTCGACTTGTTCTTCGCCAAATTCGTTCAGCGGTTTGACGGAGTAGTCGTGGATGCGGACTTGGAGGAGGCGGTTTGTGCCGGATTCTTTGCGCCAGCCCCAGATTTGGGGGGCGTCAACGTGGACAAAGTAGGGGCGGCGGCCCAGTGCACGTTCTTCTGCAAGATTTGTAGCATTTATGGCAGAGGGATAATCCACCAAAATAGCGCTGTGGCCGTAGGTAAGGCTGCTTACCAGTGCGCGGCGGGCGTATTCGTTGATGTTTGAGCCGAGGCCGTCGATGTTGTTGGCAAGTTCCAGCCAGTAGGGGTCGCCTTCGATGTGGATGGGTTTGCGGAGGATGGCGCCGGCGGCGGTTTCGATGAGGCGGCTGGTATAGGGGCTGAGGACGCTGCGGGCGACGCGGGTTTCGTAGGCGTCGTCGTCCTCGCGGGGTTCTTGGGGGAGATATGTTTCGCTTAGGTCTCGAATGTAGTTGGTGCCGCTGGTGACGGCAGCCATGACGCCCCAGTCCGGCATCATGGCTATGACGTCTAGGTTGCGGACAAAGGGGGATTCGCTGACAACAGCGCCAGTTGGGGGAATGTTGGCGCTGTAGACCACGGTTTGACTCCTACTTTGTACTTATTTTGGCATCAATCGTCGTCGTCTTCTTCGTCGTCGGGATCTGTAATAGGCACCAGCACTTCGATGCCGCGGGACAGCATGGTGACAAAGCCGCCCAGTGTTTCGGGGTTTGACGGGGTTTTGAAGACGAAAGTGGCGTGCGTCAAGCCGTCTTCGGCGTCAATTTCGATGTGGACGCAGCCGCCACTGACGGTTTGGATGGTCATTACATTGCTCCAATGCGGCAGGCGACGGTGGGGCCGGAGGGCATTGACACAATGTGGGCGCGGACGTAGCGGCAGGGACTGTTCTGCGCGAAATACATCACCGTCATGTTGGAATTGATTGTTAGGTTGCCAGCGTGTTTGGTAACCACAGTGATGTGGCCCCAGTTGATGCCGTCGAGGCTGCCGTCAAAATCGAAGTCGATGTTGCCGCTGGTGTGGTTGGTTACCGTGATTTGGAAGGCCCAGTTGGTGGCCGTGGCATCAATAACGGTGAAAAGGCCCGCGCTGGTGCGGGTTTCGGACGGGTAAACCGTTAAAACGCCGTCTGAGATGATGCCGCCGTCGGTTGCCATTACTTTTTACCTTTTTTGGTGGATTTTTTCTTGGGTCTGGTCATCCCAGCCTCGGACATGGCGATGGCGATGGCTTGTTTGCGGGATTTGACCACGGGGCCGCTTTTGCCGCTATGGAGTTCGCCTTTGCCGTATTCGCGCATAACTTTTGAGACCTTTTTTTGGGCTTTACTTTGTTTTTTGGGAGCCACGGTCCTGATTTGCTCGGTTACCAGACACGATAATTCGTTTTGCCGAGAGATTCTGGTTTGGCAAGGTTGAAGGTTTGTAGGCATAAATACCCAAGGGCGTCAAAAGCGTGGTCCACGCCGAGGTTTTTGTTGGGGAGGCCGGTGTTTGGGGCGTAGGTAAGGGTGCGGAGGGACTTGATTAGTTCTTTGCACTTGGGGTGGATGAAGAGGCGGCGGGTTCCAGAAGCGTCGAGGAGGGCGGTGTTGACGCAGGTGATCTTGTCGCGGATTTTCCAGGGGTTGCGGGGGCTGGAGACGGTGAAGCCGGATTTGCGCAGGATGTTGTGGTCGGTTGCTCCAACGCCGCTGGTTTTGCGGGCGCCGCCGGTGGGGTCCGGGCAGGCGATGATGCGGCGCTCCACGCCGTAGCGGGATTGAATTTCTTCGCAGAGGTCCCAGGTGGTGGCGCCGCCGGTCATGATGATTTCGTCGAAGACCCAGAGGACGTCGCCTTTTTTGACCGCGCAGACCGCGGACATGGGGTCCACGTTGAAGTCCACGCCAAGGAGTAGGGGGAGGACTGGGAGGTCTTGGACAGTTTTGTCGATATTGTCGTCCGAAAAGCTAATGGCGACGAGGCCCGAGAGGTTTTCGAAGCTGGCCTCAAATTCTTGGCGGAAAGTGCGGGCGTCAAGTTGGGCGCGGGCGGCTTCGATTTCGGCTGCGGGGACGTTATCGCCTTCGATCGTGGTGAATTGCCACCGCTGCCAGTCCTGGTCGCCTTCCTCGCAATAGCACCAGAGGTCGTAGAACCAGCTGGCGGTGCCGTCTGGGGTGGAGATGAAGAGGGCCCAGCCTTGTTTGTCGGCGAGGGCCGGGCGGATGACCTCGAACCAGACTTCGGCGTCCATGAAGGCGGCTTCGTCGAGTACCACGCCAGCCAGACTGCGGCCGCGGAGAGCCATGGCGTTTTCAGTGCCTTTCAGTTCGATCGTTGAGCCGTTCACCAGCTCGATCTTCAGGTCTGTTTCGTTCTTTGATTTGATCCAGGCTTTCGGGACGAGGCGTTTCATCACCTTCCAGGCAATGTCCTTCGCCATTCGGTATGTAGGGGCCGCGTAAAAGAATGTTTCGCCCGGCTTTTCGATCGCCCCACGCAATAATTCGATGCACGAGAGGTAACTTTTGCCGAATCGGCGGCCCGCTACCAGCACTCTGAAGCGTTTTCGGCTGGAGAAGACTTCGCCTTGGGCGTAGCGAAGGGTGAGTGCTCCAGCAGAATCGGGCATTTTGTTGTAGGGGGGTGCCTTCTAGGGTATTACAGGAATCGCTACCCTGCCCCCGGTGTAGTACAGGAGAAGAAATTGAGAATGTGTCAGTAGGTTCCCAGGACCTCGACCGGGCCGCGCGAATCCGCAACCCTGCCCCCTGGTGGGGCCTGACGGGCCTATGGGCCGCTGTCAGGCCGTACTGGGCATGTCACACAGTAGCGAGGCGGCGACGGACCGTAGTGCGACTCACGCCTAGTGCGGAAGCGATGGCGCGCTGACTGAGGCCTTGTGCGTGGAGTGCCAGCACGTCGGCAAGGGGCGCACGGTCGACTAGTACAACTGTTTCAGTTCTGGTGATGATGGTGGCGAGTGGTTCTGACGTACTGGTGCGCGGGCGGGTGGGCCAGTGCCGAGCTAGTAGATCGTTTGTTCTGTGCAGCCAGGCGCCGAAGCGATAGCCGAGCCAGTAGGTGTGTACTATCGCGGTGATGATCAGGGTGATATAAGGAGCGATAGTGTGTGCGTACTGCTCAAGGCGGACTGCGACTTGTTCGTTGGTTGGGTAGTTCATGTGTTCCCGTGGTGTGGGTTGGTGGTGCGGGGCGTTCACTGCTGCCCTCGCACTTATACAGTAGCACAGCAGGCCCCGCGATGGGGGCAACACTGTAACACACTGTAATAGAGTACAGTTGTACTAGTTCTCAGCGTCCTAGGATCTGGAGGTTGCAGGCTGCCTGGCTGTGGCCGGAGGCTGTGCAGTGTGCCAGGCGGGACGCGTTATCGGCGCCCATCGCCAGGATGGCCGCGACAGTGAGGGCAGCGCAGGCCGTGAGGATGCGATCGGGCATGGTGAGACTAGACGGTTGCCGTCTAGTGTATCACCTTAACGCGTGAATGGTCGTGAATGGCCGTGAATGGCGGTAGACGTGCCAGCCGCAATGGCTACTACGGGGTAGTGGTTCAGGCGTACTAACCCGGCTGGCGGCGATCCTCCACTGTGATGTTGAGCGTTGGGGCGGCCGCGGCCTGTTGTTCTACTCCGCCTTCATTAATCACCCGGCCCAAACTATCGAGAACTTGCGCGGCCGTTTGTAACTGCCCTTTGCGGATTGCGGCGTTGAACAATTTTGTTCTCATTGTTTGCAATCTTGCGAGCATATTCTGGCGATCACGTTCCCAGTCCTCACTATTCCACTTGTTTACAGCTTCCCAGTCGCGCCAAGCGGTCGCTACAGACACGCTCTCACGTTCCGCGTGTTCTAGAACCAGTTGGCGAGCGGATAAGCCGTCTAGCTGCCGCCTGTATAGTCGCTGCTGGCGTTGCTCAATGTAAGCGTTGGGGTTCCGCTTACCGTAAGGTTTGGGCAGTTGTTCTACAACTTCCGCCGACAATTCCGGCGCTTTGTTGATAGCTTCCGGATTGTCCGACATTGATAGAATCCCCAAGCGTTTGGTTCAATCATAAGATCTACCCTTGCAAGCGGCCGCAGGCCGCGCAGCAAAAAGCCCGGCACTGTGGCCGGGCAGTTGATCGATGGGCGTGCCAGTCATTCAGGCAGCAGATCCTCAAAACTGCTGATCAGTACGTCAGCCATAAGCTGCAATTCTTCAATCTGGCGCCATCGCAGCAGCGTAGAGATGCTCGGCGACAGACCCTCAACTAGGCCGGAATCCTCAAACTCGCCGCGGGCCGCATGGTCGCTGACCCAATCGGCTAGCTGCACTGTGCTATAGGACGCCAGGCTATCGGCAACGTCCCAACTGATCTCGCGGAATCGGTCAGCGTCCCAGCTGTCAGGCTCGGGCTCGCTGTATTCCAGCAGGCGGTTAGCGATGTCGCCGATCAATTCCCAGCGCCAGTCATTCGGGAATTCGCCACGGTGCGCTTCACGACAGACATTCTGGAGATCCTCCCGGATCGGCTCCCAGTAGGAAGCGTCGCTCAAGTGCCAATATGCGGTGCCATCGGGGCGGCGCGTGTACGTCATCGCGCCAGCTAATGCTTGAAGCCAACCCTCAAGCTTGACGGGACGGGCAACGGTGCGGGGTGTGGTTGTCATGATTTGAGCCTATGGGTGGGGTCTCGTGAGTAACACTAGCACGGCAGCCGCCGTCAAGCGGCGGACGTAGGGTACGCGTTCAGATTCTCCAGGATCGACTCCCGCAGCCGGTCGAAGCCATCACGCCACGGTGCGGCACCATCCCGAGCGGCGAACACGCACAGCCCCAGATCCTGCAGGGTGCGGACCCGATCCGCGATGCTGTCGCCGCCCCAGTCCGCCATTACGGCGTCCCACTCAAGCTGAGAGTGATCATCCTCTGAGATCAGCGGATAGGACTCCAGCGCTTCCACGGTTTCGATCACGTCGGCCGGGACGCGCAAGACGTCTAGCACCACGCCGCGACCATTCCAGCCGTAGCCGATCTCCAGCACACCACCGAACGGGTCGGGAGTGCTGGCGGGATCGGTGAGAACCCGATAATTGGAGAGCCCCACTAGGCCGGTGTTTCCGTAGTCGCTGAAGCCGCAGTAGGACGGACAGAACCCCAGCGAAACACCACGCCAACGTTCAGCAAGGCAGGTTGCTAGGTGATTCTCGGGGCTCTGATGCCACTGGTGACTACAGTCCCGCTCAGGGTCTCCATCACGGATCAGCAGCCAGTGGCCAGAACAGCCGGCGAGACGGTCGATGCGCTCCAGCAAAGCGGGGCTGGCTTTGGGGGTTGTGGTTGGTTGTTGCATTGCCTCAGGGTGGGGCTTGACGCCATCCTCGCCGATGCTCCAGCCGTTACCCTCCCTACTGTTACACTTCGTCATGTGGTCCGGCTTGGCTTGCCGCTGCTGATACTGTGCGACGGTTAGCCGCACCCTGGCACCATGCCAACCCACGAACGACCACTAGGACCGCTGCAGCGCAACTGGCTTCGATTCTTGGAAGCCAACCCCGGCCCGCACTATGCAGACCTCAGCCTACGCGAGCTGGCAGTTCTAGAAGCGCTCCAGCGCCGCGGGCTTGTCACCTTGAATGACAACGGGACCCGCACCCCTAAAGGCCGGACCGTCTACGTGATGCAGGCGCTCCAGCCGCAGGAAGGCGTGCAGTGAGCGGTGAGTGGAACACGCAACGGGAGCGGAAGGCGCTCCAGCGTGATCAGCGGGAACAGGAGCGCGAACAACTAAGGCTTGAGAAGCGCCACCTCCGGGACCTTAGGTGGGCGGTAGAAAGGTCGACGCTTGAGGCAAGCGACTGGGCGGATCTGCTGGCGCTCCAGGCTGCGCATGGCAAAGAGGGCCCGCTCCAGCTATGGCGGGAGTTGATCCCGTACTGGCGGGACTGCCAACGTGTGAACGGCGGCGCTGATATCCCGCCTGAACTTTTTCCACAGGCTACGGGACTTTTTCTGCGCACAGCCGAACCGGCCCCAGCTGCTCCAGTCGCAAGGGCTAAGCCCGGCAAAGGTGCGCCGCGGAAGCGGCGTTCTGATGCCGGCAAGGCTCAGCCCTCACGGAAGCGCACCAGTCCTACATCATCATCATCATGAGAAAGTTGCTACTGATTTGGCTGTTTGCGGCCGCGAATGCTCCAGTTGGAGCTAGGCAGGTTGCAGCTACTGTTTACCACCCGTGGTTTGACGGTAGAACAACCTATTGCGGGACTGTTTATAGGCATTGGGGAACGAGTGCGGCGCACCCGTGGTTGCCTTGCGGAACACGGTTGACGATCCAGCATCGCGGCAGAGTGTTGACCGTTCCAGTTACAGACCGGTGTGACTGTGGCTCGGTAGATTTATCGGCCGGGGCAGCGTACCGGTTAGGTGTTCCATTGGATGGGACGGCGACCGTCACAATCCGTTGAAGCTCCAGCCCTGGCCTCGCGGTCGGGGCCTTTTTAGTGGCTGCGGTTTGAAAACGATTCTCGTTATCGGTGAGACTCGTGAGACACCACATGAGACTGGCAAGGGCACCAGTGCAGACGCACCAGCACGGGCAAAAATGATGCAAACGCGCCAACTTCTAATTAGGCGCACATTAGAAGTTGGTTAGGCATTCGCAGGATCCAAGATATGTGCCAGGTATTGGGGCTATGAATGGCCGAAACAATACTTGAATGGCGATCCAGCCATGAATGGCGTTTAGGCCGAAGCATGAATAATTTTTAGCGATGAATGGAGATTTTCAAAATACCGGTGACAACGATCCATGAATGAATTTTCTGCCTGTTCCAGTTCGTCTCGGGTCATGTAGTGGATGTTGGGCTTGCCGCAGCGGCGGGCCAGCACGATGGCTGCTCCAGTTGGTTGGAGGCCGGTGAGGTGTTTGAGGCCGAGGCTGTAGGCGCCGCACTGGTCGATGTATGAATGGCCGATGGGGAGGCGATCCTCGGCGTCGGTTTTGCGTCCCACGCTGGTTTTCCAGTCCGCTAGTACCAGCTCGTTATTCTTGAGGCTGATTAAAGCGTCACAGGTGCCGGCGAAGCCGGCTGGGTGGTGAATGGAAAATTCCGAGGCGAAGATCTCGGTGACGTTCTCGGTGATCCAGTCGGACAAGCTGCGGGCGTAGCCTGATGCGCTCCAGCCAACCCTGGGGACGTTGGGGCGGACCTTTTTTAGGGCCCACTGGGTGATGGGGATGGGGATGCGGGCAAGGCCTTGGACGTCCCAGTGAATGGCGTTGCGCTTGTTTGCAGTGGATCGTGCCAGCTGTTGGGCTGTTTTGAGAAGGTACTCGGCTTGTGAATGGGCCATGTTGCCGCGGGTGGCGGCGATGTTTCTCTGTTGTGTAGCTTCAATGGGTCCCAGGCGGGCTTCCCAGCGCTCCAGCCCGGTTTTGTCGCTTGTTTCTTTAAGTATGTGAGTAACAGAGTGGTAGATGGTGCCTTTTGTATCACGGTAGACCCGGTAGGGGCCTGAATTATCTTGTTCCAGTCTCCAACGACGTAGGGATGCCAGTGTGTCTTGGGTGTTGGAGGCCATTTAGTTATTCTTTCCCAATCTGATAATACCTTAAAAATCGCCGAGAGTCACCCCCACTGCTCGGCCATTGCGTCGGCAATGCCTTGGTAAGTGCGGCTGCGCTCCTTCCAGCGATCAGGACCGGGTGGCATACGGTGCACTTTGTTTTCCCGCCCATCAACAACACGGGTAGGTTCCAGTTTTGAAAGATTCTTGAGCCACAAACAAGTGGCTTTTGTCTCTCCATGACCAAATTGCCACGGTTGAATGATCTGATCCGGTTTGCGAACACGGCTAGAGATGATTGATACGGGGTTTTCCAATGCGATCCGCTCTATTGGAGCGTTGAGCAAAAGTTTTACAAACTCTAAAGCGGCTGCCTGTTCTACCTGTTTTTCTTTAAACCACCGGGCTCCACTTACAGCTAGATGTGTACAAGGTGGGTGAGCAATCATCAAATCCCAGTGCTGATCTAGCAAGTTTTCGACTGGCCCTTTGTAGTGGTTACCTCTCTCTCTCTCTGAAGGTAAAAGATCACAGCTCCAAGCATCCCAGCCTTTGGCGGCAAATGCGTCGCGTACACGTCCGCTGTATTCACAAGCAACTAGTAAACGCGGCATGGTGTAGAAAAGCCCCCGGTATAGGGGGCATTGTCGTAGTTACGGACGTGTTCGTAAACGTTCGATCAACCTGCTTTGAAGGGGTTGGCTCCTGAAAGAAGGCGTGAAATATCAAAGCCCTCAGCCTTGGCTTCTAGCCAGGCGGCGTCGATGTGCTCTTGGCTGCCTTTTTTGCGGGGAACCGGGCGGACGGTGTACTCAGTCAGTAGGCCGCTGCCCTTTTTGCTGATCGTGAAGTCCCACTCCAGCAGTTCGGCGTAGTCCTCCATCTGGGAGATTTGGTCGATTTCCTTGAGGATCGACTTCTGGGTGATTTGCAGGACTTGAACTTTGCCGGACTCGTAGTTGTAGACCGGGCAGGCGATGGCGAATTTCACGTCGGCGGTGCCAGGGCCGCCGCGGCCTTCGCGGGGCTCGAAGTCGCCCATTTCGGCAACCACGTCCTCGTAGGTGGGTTCGAAGTCGAAGCGGAAGGGTTTGTTTGCGCCGTTGGCGGCGCCCCAGCACTCGTAGAACTCCAGAGGTTCGTCAGTGAGTAGGGCGAATCGGACGCTGCCGCCATCGGGGAGCTTGCTGAGGCTGAGGTAGCCGCCGCCGGTGGCGTTGCTGGTGACTGCTGCGGAGGCGGATTTGGAGAGAAATGCCATGTGATTTGGTGTTCTGTGTGGTCGGCTTAGGTGCCAACGTCTTACACAGTAACACGGGATTGACGGGCTGGCTAGGCTGAGAAAATGCCCTCCAGCACTGGGTTGGAGGGCACAGTGAACATTCTCGTGTGAGACTCTAACATGTCGCAAGGTAAGACGCAGGAACTGCTGGCTTTTGTGCGCCAGCTGCCTGCTGGGATGGCGTATGCCCCCATCTACGCCAAGGGGAAGGCGATCCAGTCCGGGAAAATCTCAAAGGGCAAGACGCCGTTTGAGCGCAGTCACCACACGGTGATGAGCCCGGCGGATGTGGCGCTGCAGGTGGAGCGCAGGCCGGAGGTGTTCCAAGCCGTTGGGGTTTTTACGGGTGGTCGCAGTGCGGGACTCGTGATTCTCGACGTGGATCGGAATCTCAGCCGTCTCAAAAAGAAGTGGGGGGAATCGCTGGAGGGGGCTCCAATCATCACTTCGACCAAGGCCAATGCGGCGAAGTACCTCTTCCGCGTCCCTGAGGCCCTGTGGGGCGAGGTGCAGGGTTTTGGGTTGTCGGATACCGGGGCGGGCTACGAGGTCCTGTGGGGCCGCCAGGGGCTCCTGTACGGGGCTTATCCGGGTTCCAGTGATGGGAAGGCGCCGGAGGGGTTCTACGGCTTTGAAGGCGATCTGGAGGCCATTCCAGACGCTCCTGAGTGGTTGCTGGCGGAGATGAAGGACCATGCCGGGAAGGAGATCCAGGACGGCGGGTTTATCAAGAACCGCAAGGCGTTGGATTTCTCGGATCGGGATCCAGCTGAGGTGGCTGAGATTGTGCAGTCTGCCCTTCGAGTCATCCCTGGGCAGGGTGCCGGCAGCAGGGATCACTGGGTCAAGGTGGGGATGGCGATCCATTCGGAGTTGCCGACTGACCTTGGTTTGACGCTTTGGGCGGCGTGGTCTGCAGAAGACCCCGAATTTTCTCAAGATTGGGCTGACGGCAATCCCTGCGAAGAGGTCTGGAAGTCCTTTCGCAAGGGGCCGGTGAGCCTCGGGACGCTCTTCTGGATGGCGGACCAGCAGATGCCGGGGCGGATGTGGCTCTCGGAGGATCTGCGAAAGGTCGTTACTGATGCTGAACAGGACCGTGTGCAGCGGTTCCGCAGTGTTGGTCTTTCGCACGAAGAGATTGTGCGCCGCGCCGAAGCGGCGATGAAGCTGCCGAACCCGTCCGAGGTGCAGCACAAGCTCCACGAAATTGCTTTGGAGGCTGGTTACCGGGATGCTGCGGCGGTTGTTCGCCTACTGATTGCTGATCAGGAGTTTCGCCGTGGTTCTCACGGCGGGTCGCTTCAGGAAATTTTTGCTACGGAGGAAACGCCGATCGAATACCTGATTCCTGATTTGCTGCCCAAGCCGGGCACCGTGCTGATGCACGGGCGCGGTGGCTGCGGAAAAACAATGGCGGTGCTGACTTTGGCAAAACACATTGCTCGCGGAATTCCGTTTTCAGTACAAGGCCAAGACGTGCCAGTTGAACAAGGCACGGTGCTTTGGTTGAACGGCGATCAAAACAGCCGGCGGATTCGCAAGCAGTTCAAGGATTTGGACTTCACGGCGGACGACCCTGTGATCGTGCGGAACAAGGTGTCGATGCTCTGGTACCCCTGGTTTATCCAGCAGATCGAAGAGCACCGTCCCAAGCTCGTGGTCTGGGATTCGGTGACGGCCTGTATGCGGGGCTGCGCCTTTGACCAAAACAAAGCGGAGTACGCCGAGCCCCTGTACTGGTACAGCTCGGAGAACGGCGAGAGCTTCCCGGCGACCACCATCGTCTTTATCCATCACGCCAACAAGGAGGGCGGCTTCAGGGGCACCACAGCGCTCGAAGACGGCGTGGATGAGTCTTGGGCTATCCGACGGCCCGACAAGGGCGAGAAGGAGCGCGTAGGGGCCTCTGCGCGGCTTATCACGATCAACAAGAGCCGGGAAGGCAACGAGGGCAAGCAGTTGGTGCTGCGCCAGCAGGCTGACCTGACCTTTGAGCTGAAGGACTTGCCCTCAGAGGGCGTTGAAGAGGGTTCGCCGGCTTCTGTGGTGGATCGGGTGCTCCAGCGCTTGCGGACGCGAGGGGAAGCGATGACCCGTAAGGAGCTGAACGCCGATCCACTCGTAGGCGGCAGCGTTGAGGGGATTCGTAAGGCGCTGGAAAGGTTGGTTGACCGAGGGCTGGTCACGTCCCAAGGGAAAGCCAGCTATCGGACGTTCCAAGCAGTCTCCGCGCGCAGGGGGGTCGGACCTAAACCTGTCCTAAATGAGGAAGAAGACTGTGCTGGAGCTGGATCTGACGAAATGGGTTGTCCGGATTTGTCCGGATCTGTCCGAAATCTGTCCGTTTTTCCACCGGAAACGGACACAACGGACAAAAAGGACAAAAAACGGACAAGTTCGGACAAAAACGGACAGCCCATTCCTGCAGATCTGTTCCAAGGCAATGGATCTGAGCAGATTGGACACGGTTCCGCCGGGCTATTCGCGCGCGAGGGGCGAACGTCAGATGAACTGGAGCGGATGATGCGTGAAGCCTCTGACCTCTGGAGCTAGGCTCCAGGCACGGCAAAGGGAGGGGCAGCCACCCCTCCCAATGCGTCGCCGCTCCAGCGGCCGCATAGCCCCGTCCACCTACGTTCGGAGCTTGCTCCGCAAAGTCTATGCCTTACTCAAATCCCTACACGCAAGTAGTTGTTGATGAGTGGCACAAAAAGGAAGAAGGCCATCAGCTTTTAACTGCAGAAGATCGTATGGCGTTACCAGCTATTCATGTAAAAACAGCTAACAATATGAACAAAACATGGGGACCTTGGGAGATTTTATGTACAGAATACGAAGGTGCATTGTGTTATTACCTAAGGCATGAAGCCGGGATGTATGATATTAACTTAAATGATGTAAAAACTACAGGGGATATTTTAGACTGGTTGATGCATATGTCCGGAAAATGCGAAACATTTTATGGCAAAGGGTTTGTGTACTTTTTAGGTTGCGCTTTTAAGGATATATTAAACTATGCAGGATTAAACATCAAAACCAATTTAGTGTTTGATGGAAAAAAAGTTGCTGCAAAATATTACAAAGATTTACGCCCCAGACGTGCTGTATCTGTACGTACTCGACACTTAGTGTTTGAGCGCGACAAATTTCGTTGTCAGGATTGCGGAGCGTCCGCAGTTACTGGAGCAACGTTGGAACTGGATCACACCGTTCCGGTTTCTAAAGGAGGTAGTAATGAAATCAGCAATCTGCGTACTTTATGCACAGACTGCAATCGCGGAAAATCCGACCGCATTGTGCAGTACGACTAAGCCGCCGCTCGTGTTTTCCACACCTAACTTTTTCCTAGGGGCTGTGCGGGTTTTCGCGTGGCTGTTTTGGAGGGATCCAGTGGCTAAGCCAGAACCAGTTCCACCAAAGCGGCCCAGGCGCCCCACGCTGGGCTACACCGTCGGCGACATCCCGCCGGACCTGCTGGCGGTTGTCCGCGTCTCCTGGTTCCGCAAGGGCCGCACCTACGAGGTCGAGGAGTACCAGATCGAGGAGTGCCCAGACGCCGAGGCCCAGTTCCACTACATCGTTGGCACAGCCCTTAAGCAGGGCGCTGACGTGGCGGTGCTGACCCAGTACCAGCCCGAGCAGCTGAACGTGCCGGTTTAATGTAGGTTTGTAAGGGGTGCGCGTTGGGCAAATAGCCCAGAAGGCGGCCCTAAAAACCTTCAAAACCCTTGGTACGACTAGCTTGCGTATCTAACATAAAAAGGATTATGTAATGGAAAAGCACCCCATCACCCCACCGCCGGAGCTGGTGCGGGAGTGGCATGACGAGGCCAAGTCAGACCCGTGTGGTCCAACCAACTGGGTTGCCGTTAAGGCCGCCCAATGGGGCGCCGACCAGGAGCTGGAGGCGTGCTGTCAGTGGATCAGCGACGACGTTGAGGCTCTCCGCATCGCCCGCCGCCCCAAGCCCCTGAGCTTGGCGGAGGAGGCATTGGATGAGCTGTACATCAGCAATGCCAAGTGCTGCCTTGGCGAAAGATCCGCAGCCACTATCCGCCGCGCCTTGGAGCGCCTGCAGGAGCTGGAGGGTGATAATGGCTAACGATTCGTTGTCCCCTGCCGCTCAGTCGGTGCGTAAGGCTGCCAGAAAGGTTTGGTGCCAGCAGGAGTATCCAGTACGCATTGTCGCCGCCGCGCTGCGTGCGCTGGCGGATCAGGTGGTGCCGGAAACTGCAACGCCTTGGAATTCAACTCTCACTCCAATTATCTCCGCAAAGGACGTTCGCTCCGAGATCCTCGCCATCGCCGACGAGCTGGAGGGTGGCAATGGCTAAGCGTCCCCAATCCAAGATTCAGCGTTACAAGCTGGACACTGCCTTTGTCACGCTCACCGACTACGACATCGGCGGCAAGGACGAGCAGTACATGGAGGTCTCGCTGTGGCACAACGCCGAGGGCTTCGACGTCAACCTCAACAGCCACGGCGAACAGCGCTTCAGCCTCACCTGGGGCCAATACAAAGCGCTTCGCGCCCTCATTAAAGAGCTGGATGGTTAAGCGCAGTAGGCTTTGGTTGTTCCCGCTCTGCTTTGGCATCGGGCATGGAGCGTAGCCCAAGTAGAGGCAGCCAGGACAACTGGAACTCAGTGGCGGTTCGAGCCCGCCCGCTCCTCTGAAAAAGGTTGGGTAGGTGGCGCCGACTCACGCATCCGCACGCCTCACCGCTGCCTACCCACAGCGGACATCCCACACGCATGAGCAAGTGGACCGCAACTCTAACCAGTACCAAGCCTTTTGGCGATTGTGAAGAAAAGCGACTGCCGGGGGTTGACTCCGGGCTGATCGTGTGTAACGCTAAGAGCAGCTCACAGGAGTGGGCTGCCTTTTTCTTTTACTTCAATGAAAACAACGATTGATTTGCCGACTGACAAGTTGACACCATGGCATTACGCAGTTAGCTGGGCAAAAATTGTGCTCCAGCAAAAAATTGACCGTATGCAAGAGCACAACATTCCTTGCACTTACGACCAAGAAAAACTTGCCGAGCTTGAGGATCTTGATATGTTTCTCCAGATGAGCTGGAATGAGTTCATGGACGGCCTTTGCCAAACTGCTCAGGAGGTTAAGTGAGGGTTCTTAGTATTGAAGAGATTGAATTTGATGGTGACCTTATTCGCGTCGATGCCATTGTTGACGACGCTGTTCTGGTGCGCCCGCAGACGTACATGGATCCAGCGGAGTGGGGGCCTGGCCTGTGCCGAGGCACCCTCTACCTTTCTGAAGAAGACCTGATTCCTGCTACCGATGCCCAGCTCTGCCAGCTCCTCAGCGAGCGCGTCGACGACTGGGCACCAGTCGATACGTCTGATTGGTACGAGTGAAGCCCGCGAGCTTCGCAACTCCGACGACTACGACGACTGGGAAGTAGGACTAGAGCCGATTCCAGGTGACACGCACTGGGTCCGGGCTCGGACCTTGACCCAGCTGTATCGCCACCTTATCTATGTGTTTGCTACCAGCGACACAATCAGCTCCACCCGCCTCGCCGAGATGGCGATCCACGAGGTTCTCAAGTTGAGACTCACGGATCTCACCCGGTTGAGGCATCAAGACCCGAGGTATTTTGCATGACTGACTGGTACGCCGACTACTACCGCCAATCGCGCGGTTACAACGACAATGACCTGCGTGAGCTGCGTTGCCAGCCGCGTAAAGAGTCGACCGAAGTTCCAGCGGTATTCAGGGATAGATTTGCTACTGTCGCTGAGTACGATGCTTGGCTCGAAGAGTGCCGCCGCGCTTACTTCGGTTGAACTTGAAAAAATCTGAATGACCGACAACAACAACCTTGTTCCGTTCTATCGCTCGTTTCTGCTGAACCAGACCATTCACCTAGATCGGATTAAAGAGCTACCGCTGCGAGACCTAGAGCTTCTCAATGTTGAGACGCTTGCGTCGCTTAATGAGACGCGCCAGCACTACAGCCAACTAGAGAACAAAGATACCGATGAAGCCAGTGGCACGTTTCGTCGGATGAAGATCGCTGGTTATTTCCAGGCGGCGATCCAGATTGAGCTGGCAAACCGCTGATCTTGTATTACACTTCACCCGTTCTTACCCATGAACATGCACATTCTTTCTGAGCACCAGTTCCAGCTCATCACTCAAGCTCTGGATGAGGCACGAGCTGCTTTGCACCAGTGCCAGCATGTTGAGCTGGATCTGACTAAGCCGAAGCAGACTATTCCTTTGCCCGCAGGCGAAAAACTTGTTCAAGCTAAGCCCAAGGCTCAAAGCAAGACTCGTAAGTCCAACCGCAAGCGTGGTGTGGCAGCTCTGAACGAGGGTAGTGTGTTGGAGATCAAGCGTCAGTTGGCTGCTGGTGGAAAGTCGGTGGCCAAGATTGCTGCTGAGTTTGGTGTTCATGCCACGACTATTAATTGCATCAAATGGGGTAAGACTTGGAAACACGTGCAGATTCAGCAAGCAAAAGCTGAGGTAGCTGCGTGATTCTGCCGGACATCGAGATCATCACGCTGATGAAGCGTTCGCTGGTAACTCCGGCTGATATTGATTTCGTGAATCCGGCAAGTCTAGATGTACGGTTGGGCAGCAATTTTTTGATTGAGCTGCCCACCACATTGGAACTGGTGCCGTACTCAATCGCAGATTGCACCAAGGAAAAGCCGTATATGCTCCAGCCGCACGAATTTGTTTTGGCGGAGACGCTAGAAGAATTTCATTTGCCGGACTGTATTGCGGCGCAGTTGGCGCTCAAGTCGAGCCGGGCGCGGGAGGGCCTGGAACATTTAATGGCAGGGTATGTCGATCCGGGTTACAAGGGTCGGTTGACGTTGGAGCTGCAGAACGCACGCACCATGCACCCGATCCCTCTGTGGCCGGGAATGCGAATTGCCCAGCTGGTGTTCCATCGGATGTCGATGTTGCCCGGTAAGGACTACTCCATGACAGGGCGCTATTACGGTGATCAAACTGTGCAGGCTTCTAAAGGATGAGTGACTCTGTGGATCGGCCCGCCCATTACACGGCTGGAAGCGTTGAGGTAATTGACGTTATTGAAGATTGGGTGCGCCATGCGCCTAACGCTGTTATCGGAGGTTTGCACTGGCAGGTTATTAAGTATGTAAGTAGAGCGTGGCTAAAGAAAAATCCTTACGAGGATTTTTGCAAAGCACGGTGGTATTTGAATAGGCTTATTAACACTATCGCTACAGAACCCTACAAGAATGAACCATGAGCGTTAAGTTCGTGCATTGCACGCCAGATGCTGAGAAACTGATCGTGCGCATGGCGCGAGTTAGTAATCCAGCTAATCAGGACAATGAAGCTACGGGCGCTAAACTACTGCGCTACTTGATTGCTAATAAGCACTGGAGTCCTTTTGAAATGGCCTCTTTGTGCGTAGAGATTGATACGGAGCGGGATATTGCTGCTCAAATTTTGCGGCATCGCTCCTTTAGTTTCCAAGAATTCAGCACGCGTTACGCAAAAACAACCGTGGCTGAATTACCTAAACAGCGCCTACAAGACGAAAAAAATAGACAGAATAGTATTGACAGTTTAGATAAAAAAGAGCAGGACTACTGGGCGCAAAATATCGCTGCGATTACAGCTACTAGCTATAGACTTTACGAAGAAATGCTTACTAGAGGTATTGCTAAAGAAACAGCACGCCGTTTTTTGCCGCTGTGTACTCCAACGAGATTGTACATGCACGGTACTTTGCGCTCTTGGCTGCATTACATAGCTGTGCGTACTGATCCAGGTACGCAGTTGGAGCATCGTCAGATTGCACTGCAGTGCCAGCAGCTTTTTACACAGCGATTTCCTATTATTGCGGAGGCTGCATTTGATGCGGTGCGCACGCTGTGATTATCAAAGATTAGATGTATCACGTACTTGTCAAGATACAGCGGAATCTGTTTTACGTGAGCGTAAATGTCCCGCTTGTGGTTACAAAGTATTTACGGTTGAAGTAGAACTTCCTACTGCAGCTGTTAGGTACTCTTTTAGGGACAAACTTAAAAGACTTTCTGGTTTTTTACGTGTTAATTTTTCATGACGACAATTCGACCACGCGAAAAAACTTGTCTGCATTGCGGTGCTTTGACAACCAAACTTGTTTTATGTGCACGCTGCTATCGCACCAGTGCAGCAGGTAAAAACGAGGATTTTGTTCGAAGGGTGTACCAGTCCTATAAACCGCAACAGGATGGTGGGCCTTGTAAGCAATGTATTCACTGGGAGCATAGATGTTTACTTGGTTTTCCAGAAGGCGGGACCCTTGCGGCTGTAGACCTGTGTTCAGCTAGGCAGCTTGACAGCCTGCTAGAGTAGTACGGTACAAGTTGCCCTACCAGGCATGACGATTCTCCAAGGCATCGAGCACCTTCACACGCTCGATGATGCCAGCTTTGTTGCGTTCGACGTTGAGACCACTGGACTCCAGCCGAAGTTTGGTGGTCTACGGCTTTTGCAGTTGGCGACTTTTAATCAGCCGCCGGTGGTATTGGACTGCTGGCAGTTCAGTGATGACGACTGGATCACGCTGGAGGAGTTTTGCAGTGTGCGGCGCACGTGGCTGGCGCACAATGCGGTGTTTGATCTTGGCTGGCTCCAAGAGCACGAGATTTACCCGGAGAGCAGTATTTATTGCTCGATGCTGGCTAGTCGCATCCTGACTAATGGGATGCCGAACATGAAGCACGGGCTTCAGCACGTGGTGCAGCGCTACCTGAAACTGGAGATCTCGAAGGAAGAGCAGCGCAGCGATTGGTCGGCGGACTTGTCTGCCAGTCAGATTGAGTACGCCGCAAAGGATGTGGTCGTGTTGACCCAGCTGTGGCGGCCGATCATGGAGCGCATGGGCACTGGTGCGTTGATGCCGGCCTGGCAGCTGGAATGCAAAGCTCTGCCGGCAATGGCGCAATTATGGCGAACGGGTCTTCCCTTTAATAAGGAAATGCTTGTTCAACTCATCGAGGATTTGGACATTGAGAATGTAGAGATTGGCGAACAGTTTATTAAAGACTTTGATGCGGCGCTGCCGAAAGAGCACAAACTGTGTCGGGGGTTGGATGGAAAGTTGCTGTATCAGACAAAACCGGGGCCGAAAGGTAAGAAGCCGGATCCCAGCGTTTTTAATCTCAACAGTCCAGCGCAGTTGCTGAAAAAGTTCACGGCGTTGTTGGGTGAGCCGCCGATGGATATGAAGAACGGAAAGCCGAGCGCCAGTCGTTCTGCTCTGCAGGAATACGTTGGTGATCACAAAGTTGTGGCCGATTATTTGAGGTGGAAAAAAGTAGAGAAGCGGCGGCAGATGGCGGAGACGTTGCTGAAGAATTATTCGGAGGACGGATTTATTCGTGCCAGCTATTTGCAGCTTGGGGCGGATACCGGGAGAATGAGTTGTATTACGCCAAATTTGCAGCAGATTCCGCGGGATTCAAGGTTTCGACTGGCGGTGCAGGCTCCAGCTGGGTGGAAGCTGGTTGTTGCGGACTATGGGCAGATGGAGTTGAGGTTGGCGGCGGCAGAAGCGCAGGATCCCTTAATGACTGAGGTGTTCCAGCAGGGGCAAGACCTTCATACGATGACGGCGACGCAGATTTATGGCGTGGAGCCGGATGAAGTTACAAAGGATCAAAGGCAAATCGCAAAGTCGGCAAACTTCGGACTGTTATACGGGAGTGGAGCAAAAGGACTCAGGAATTACGCTGCAGCGACCGGAATCCAGATGGATCTTGATGAGGCTGCGGAAGTCCGGGAAAAGTTCCATGCTGCATATAAAGGCATCTCCACATGGCAGCGCAACAATGCTGCAGCTGCTGATGCGGCTAAGGACAATCCATCTATCCGCATACGCATCTCGAACTTGCGGAGGTTTTTACCGGGCGAGAACAATAAACTTACGACCCGTTGCAACACCCCAATTCAAGGAGCTGGAGCAGCCGTTCTCAAACTTACGCTCGGCAAATTGTGGCCGTTACTTAAGTCCGACGGGGAGAACGTGGTGCGTTTGGCCGGCGTTGTGCATGACGAAATTATCTTGCTTGTAAAAGAAGAGCACGCTGAAACTTGGGCGCTCCAGCTACAGACAATCATGGAAGAAGCTGAAGCTAAGTGGCTGGGAGATATTCCGCCGCTTGCCGAGGCTAAGGTCGGAGATAGTTGGCAAGAGGCCAAGTGATCCAAGAGTTCGAGTATCGCGTGCGGCTCTATCAGCGGCATGGTGCGATGCACGACGCTTTCGTTACTGCTCCAGATGCCTTCACTGCAAAGCAGAAGGCGCTGGAGCTTTTTCCTGATCACATGCCCCAGTCCATTACGAGAGTCTCAGAGTTGATCGCATGAGCCGCGCCCGTACGGGAAGGGAGTTAATGCTGGAGTGGCTCCAGCAGGAGGTGCGGATGGCGAAGACTGCGGATTTGCAGCGGGCTGCGGCGTTTTTGGAGTGGGCGAGGCAGATTAGGAAGGGGTGTGCCAAGCAGAGGGGCGGAGCGCGGGTGGCGCAGGCCAATGCTTGGCGGAAGTGGGTAGACGAGGATGTGCGCTGGTAGGTCTACTGTGTCGCATTGTGCTACTGTGTAGGAGACTAGCCCACGATTCATGCCCTTACAACACGGCTCAAAATTGTACTGCCAGCTGCTTTTAGATCCTCATAGGTACAAGTTGGCCGAGAAACTTGCGGCAGAACAGAATAAAAAAGTGACGGGGTTGTTGCGCGAGATGGTGTACCAAGCGTTGGAGGAGGCGTTGCCGTCCACGGAGTACAAGGCGGCGGAGGCTGCGGATGAGGCGGCTTGGCGGGAGTCAGTAAAGCGACGCGTGGAAGGCCGGATGCGCTCCAGGCAAGAAGAAAGGAAAGACCCATGAGACTCAGTTACACGGTGTCATAGTGGCCCGGATTCTGTAAGAAGTTAGTAGTCTTACACAGTATTTATTTGGAGAGTGATGACGCGCTACGTGGTGATGGTCGGGGATCGGTGGGTCACGGCGGTTTATGGCCCAGGTACGGGGATTGCTGTGACGGCATTGAAAGATGATGCGTCGAGCTGGGTCACGTACGAGCGGGCTGTCGCAGCTGCGCAAGTTGTGGCGGAGTGCTTTGATGGCCCGATTGCGGTTCATAGCGTGGATGAGCCGGCATATCCGAGGTCTTGGAAATGAACCCGCTCCAGTGGGAAACTGACCGCGAGGTGCGGTTGGGTGAAGGTATCTCGCGTACCAGTGCGGATAAAACGCAGCTGTTCGAGCTGAAGGTGTGGCTGCCTGGGCAGGGCGCTATGCGGGATTTGGTCAAGGCCGAGTCGCTGAAGCAGGCGATCTTTTTTGCTGAAAACCGTTACCCAAACTGCAGGGTTGAGGTTCCAGCCAAGACGGCGGCGAAACCTAAACTGGTGCGATCGCATACGGGACCTAAGGCTGCGGCCCGAGCCCGTAAAAAATTGATGGAAGGCAAATGATCCAGCAGTGGGCTAAAGACGCTTGGGCGAAGGTTGTGGAAGATCAGCGGCGGGCTGATTTTCTTGATTCGCTGTATTTGGCAGATGGGCGGGATTCCAAGGACCATCCGCTGCATAGCCTGTACACAGGGTTGTACATCCAGTGGGTGGCTGATGAGCCAGACGCTAGTGCTTGTGCTCTACCTGATGGTGATGTACTGGGTGATTTGTCTCCTAGTTCTGTGTCTGTGTAAGAAGTTGTTGCCTTAGGCCGAGTCGCGGTCTAGGCCGAAACGCTCGGTGAGGTTGTCTGCGGCTTCGCGGATTGCCCACCGGGCTTTTGTCTGCTCCAGCTGGTAGAGCGTGTTCAGGATGAGGGCTGCTTCGAGGAGGCCTCGGTAGTCGCCGGAATTGAAGCGGTCCACCAGCCACTTGTCTGTGGCGGCTTTGTGGAAGCTGGATTCGGTGCTGTGTTCGATGGGACGCATGGTTACTTTGCGCGGATTTTCATGAACCAGCCGGTGTCGTCACCGTCAATCAGCCAGCGAGGCAGCCAGTTTTTTCGGGAATAAGCAATTCCGGCGCCGCCTTTGTTGCTGACGTAGCCGCCGACTGAGAGGTTGGCTTCGCCAAAAGGGTCGTTATGGATGAAGTGGCTGGGGGTGTAGCCGATAATTACGCTCCAGTGGCCGGTGCCGGTAGGTGAGCTGACAAGTCCTTTGTGGAGCCAGCCGACTGGGACGGGGTGGCCTTCGTTGATTTCGTTTTCGAGGGCCTCGACTGTGCCATCCATTTCGAAGGTGGCGGTTAGTCCCAGTACTTTGAGGGCGGCGATTTGGGCTTTGGGGTCGGTGGTGTCGCCAAAGCGGGCGCGGATTTTGTTGTATTCGTAGTCGCCGGAGATCTTGCCGTAGTAGCGGGCAACCATCGCGCAGCTGGAACTAAAACACTGGCGGTAACCTGTTGGGCCGTCGTCAGCTCCAAGCTGGTATTCGTAGGCGACTTTGAGAACTTTTTGTTGGGGTCGCACTGCAGGGTTTGTTCCAGTGTGCTGGTTCATTAAAGCAATTAGTTTGTTGGCGTAATCTGGATCGGTGGCGTAGTTTTCTTTTACTAACCACTTGGCTGCTTCTTCGCGTGTAGTTGCGTTGTTGCAGCCTTTGTAGGTTTTGTAGTCCTTGTACCAGCGATCTACGAGGTAGATGACGCAGGACAGTACGTCGGGAAAGTCAATGAATGATGCTGTGACTGTGATCCACTGGTTGTTAATAAATTCTTGGGTGTTTGTGGCGGTGCCGTCACCTTTTAGACCGAAGAAATTGTTGCGGCCGGAGACAAATTTTCCGTAACCGGATTCCAGTGCCCATTGGGCAGAAACCAGTTCGGGGAATTTAGCTCCAGCGACACGGGCAGCTTCAAGCACGCCTTCCCAGGTGTTGGGGAAGCGGCTTTGTTTGCCGGCAACGCTCCAAGTTTTGAACCAGGCCTGATCGCGGCTAAGGATATGGGGGTTGGCCTTGTTGATGATGTGTTCCAGCTCGGTGATGGCTGCCATTTGGTGGGGCAGACTTTTGTAGTAACGGAACAGATCAAGTAGACGGATCTGGTTTGTTGCCATCGGACCAGGGGGCGTGGATGCTCATGGCGCCACCTAGGAGGCGGCTGTCTCCGGTTTGTAGTGCGTCGTTGATGGGTTTATTAACGACAACCGGTTTTGGCGGTAACGGCTGATCCGCGAGCAGGGCTGGATCAGCAATTAGCGCTTTGGGAAGGCAGTGCGTGCCAGCATCAGGAGGGCTTGCACGATGCCGTTGGCTCTGATGCCGGGATACAACGAAAGAATTTCAGAGATTGCGGCGATTGCAATCGCAATAACAGCAGTAGTGGCGGGATCCATGAGATTCGTGGAATCTTATTGGAGTGTAGCTGTACTAGAAAAGAGCGCCAGTACACGTAACGGTTTCTACCGCTACCGTTTAGGCAGCTACTCGTGGGTATGGACCATCACATCGAGGATGGCGAATACTTAAACAAAAAAGAGGCGCGTTTAAGGTTTAGGCAAGAAATTATTTGGCGCTGGCGTAACAGGTGTGCGTATTGCCATTGTGATTTAGGTAAGTCTGCGACGCTTGATCACGTCATTGCTAAAAGTAAAGGTGGGCACACACATCCGAAAAATATGGTTCCAGCGTGTTTGTCGTGCAATGTGAGGAAAGCTAGTTCGGATTGGCGGGAGTGGTTTAGATCGCAGGAGTTTTGGGATGCCAGGTTAGAGCAGGAGATTGATTACTGGATCAATCAATCGGAGGCTGCGTAGAGTTCCAGCCCATGCCTTCGAGGTACATGCGGGCAATGTATTCGTCTTCGGCGTAGCGGCAAATGCTGTTTTTGCAGGCGCGGTAGTAAATTTCGCCGCGTTCGTTTTCTAGTTGTTCCAGTGCGTAGCCGCCTTCGTAGTTGGTGGAGTGGACGATGCTCATTTTGTGTTGGCGATGCGGACTTCGATTTGGCGAACGCGGCTTTCTAGATCAGTTAGGCGTTCTTTGCTGTCGTTTTTGAGTTCTTGAATATCTGCGGCAACAGTGCTAACGGATTGGTCAAGCTTGGCGACTTGCATGAAAAGACCGCCTAGGCCAAGGACCGAAGCGGTAAGGAGTGCTGGAACGGCTTGGTTCCAGGGGTTAGGTGTGGCTGGGGAAGCCTCGTCGGGTGGAGTCATTGCGAGGCATACGCAAGCCTTTTTTGTAGTTTATCGGCCTTGGCCGCGGGTTTTCTTGCGGCCGTGATTAGGCAGGCTGTGTAGACCTTGGCCTTGGCGTGTCTTTTTGGGAGGACGGCTTTTGTGGTCGACACGCCCCAGTGCTGTTTTGGATTTGGCTGCCATCAGTTGATGCCGAGGTCAGATGATACGCCTGCAGACATTACAGGAATCTCTGGCATTGGCTGGCTCGGGTCTGATGGCCAGGTGGGGTAGTCGGCGCCAGTGATGTAGGCGGCTAGTTCATCGGTGCTAGCAGTAGCGGCGATGGCGGTCACCTTGGTGCCAACGGCCATGCGCACTGTTTCACGCCAGAGCTGCCAGTCGATGGGGATCTCGGTGCCGTTGTCTACTTTGCGGACCACCATCCAGTCGGTGGGTGCCAGCAGCGTGCCGGCAGTGGTGCGGGTCTGGGCGGTCCACTGCTCGACCAGTTGGGTATGGTCCTTGGGCAGGCCCGGCCCCCAGTAGAAGCGCTGGTCGTAGGGAGCGGGGTCGGGCACCTCCGTGATGCCGATCGCGTCGCGCTCCTCGGGGGTGGCGAGGCGGAGCCAGTTGGCGGGGTAACTCACATCACCCAGCTCAAATGGCACATCTGGTGAAATGGGGCGGCCGTCAGGAAGGATGAACATGGTGGGTAATGCGGTGTTAGATGGGGCAGGGCCCGGCGGGCCTAGGGGTCATCGGGCGCGGGCGATGGAGAAGGGCGCCTCAGCAAATGCTGCGTAGATGTAGGTGCCGCCTGATGCGTTTAGGTCGGTGAAAGTCCCGCGAGGCTTGAATCCGTTACTGAGGAAATCAACAACATAATTGGTGGTCCCCGTAAATTCCGAGCCTGCCGTATTTGCTTCAAGCAGTTGAGTTACAAGGTTGCTTGGGTTTCTTGCAGCGTCGTACACTTCCCAGGAAGAAATTGCATCGGTTCGCTTAACTAACAAATACCTTGGGCGCATCCCTGTATACACAAACGGCCCATCCGCGCTGCCGTTGCCGGTGTAACTGCCGAGCGCGCTAAAGCCGGCTACTGGCGCCCAGAGATACGCCACATAAGTTCCAGCGTTCGTATTCACATCGGCCGCAGTGCCAAGGCTGAACACCGACGACGTGGGAGACGTGCTGTTCCAATAGGTAGCACCCGTAGCTTTGGCGCCAGTGGTATTGAGCAGCAGGTATTCCGTATTGGCAAGGCTGGAGTGCCAAACTGCCCAGTTTGTTGTTGAAGCTGCCGTGCGTTGCTTGACAATGATGAGCTGCGGCGCTACGCCAAGGGAATGAGAGATCGTGCGATTAGATCCGTTGCCCGTGTAGGTCACAATGTCAAAGCCGGCTGATACGCTCCTGTCCCAGCACCAGCCCGCATACGTTGCGCTATTGGTATTGACTTGCGCTAAAGTGCCCAGCGTGAAGCCGTTGCTGTTGAAGGCGGTTAGGCCGCCATCGCTGGTGACTTCAGCATCAGTATTGTTGGATTCCAGCCGTGCTTGAGCGCCGCGCACAGCATCGTAGATGGTGTTATCTGTTGCGGCTGAGCGGGACTTAATCCAGACCAGATCCGGGCTGAAGCCGAGAGAACTGGTGGCTGTGAGTGTGGCGCCCGTCCCAGTCCACAGGGCTACATCCATCACCGTGCTCGGCTTAACGATGGTGGGCGCCGGCAGGTTTGCCGTGCAGAGCGCCTTGAAGCCGCTTACGGGATAGGCAAAGGGGCGTTGGCCGAAGTTCCACGATAAAGAAAACGCCGGGGTAGTTCCTCCGCCGCCAAAAGCAAAGAAGTAAGTACCAGCAGGAAGGCTTGAGTACGCTGTTCCTTGACTTGATCCGTTTTTATAGAAAACAAGTGTTCCGGCATCAAGGTCGAGAGCAATGCCTATAACATCATTGGTAGTGTATGTGGCACCGTAGGAAGCTACGGAAGCATTGTTCGCCTTTTTGCCATCAAATGCGTAAGCCCATCCGTTTGCGTCCCCTCCAAGATATGTGTTTAGGTTGAAAGCATTCGTGGCAATGCCAACCTGCCCGCCATTGTTTATAGTGTTAACCGTGACTTCGCAATACCATTTCCCCGACGACACACCTATGGTGGACGCTGTGGCTTTATTGCTTACTGTTGCCGCGTCAAGGTTTCCGTTGCTTAATGTGTTGCCGCCATTCTGCAGAGGGTTCAAGCAGCAGTAATTCCCCCTCACCTCACCGCCCACACCCGTATCCGTCTGCGAGCCATTAGTGGGAACGTCTACGAGGCTGTCGTTGCCTGCACCTGCGGTGACTGACAAATTCGATGGGGTGAAGTTGTTACCGTTGCCACTAGTGTCCTTCCCTAATGCGGCGGCAGTTGCTGCACTGTTATCCGAGAACGGCAGGTGGAAGCCGTTGGTGCCGTAGCTTCCCGTAAATGCCTTGGGTTGCCAGATGCCGTTGGTGTCGAACTCGCCGAAGCTGGTGGGGGTTAGGGCTTGACCGTCAATGAAGTGGATGTCGGCTAGGTAGCCGTCAAAATAGCGATCTGAAGAGGCGTTATCATTGCCGATTTGATGAGCAACCGTATTGTTGATAGCTAGATCAGTATTCTGCGCTGGAAAGCCAGTGCTGTTTACGAAGTCAGTAAGCCGAACTCCGTTGGAATAAAACTTGATCCGATCTGTTGATGTGGATTGAGTTGTATCACAAACAATAACAATGTGATACCACGCGGAAACGTCACGGAATAAAGCCGAGACGGCGATGTTTTTATCAGAACCGCCAATAGTGCCGCCAACATAAAGATAATCATTTGAAAATTCAATACACCAACGGTCGGGGTTAGTTCCTCCTAAGAAAAGCCCTTTAGCGCCTCCGCTACTGAGAGTGCTCCTCTTCACCCACCCCGCCCAGGTCCAGGTCTTCCTGTTGCCCGCCACGCTCGGGGTACGGCTGAGGTAGGCCGAGTCGGGTGCGTTGAAACGGAGCGAACGGCCGATGCTGTACGTTGCAGACGCTGCGCTCTTCAGCAGCAGGGGATTAGCGCTTCCTGGGATCGACATATCAGGCCACGTTGGTGAGCAGTTGGGCGGTGATGCGAGTAGCGCTCTCGACGTAATAGACCAGCGTCGAGACCGAACTCAGGCCGGTGCTCATCGTTGGTGTGCCACCGGAGAACTTCCAGTAGCTGCCGTAGGCGACGGTGTACGCCGTGCCAGAGCCCTGGGTGATGACGATCGAGCCGGACTGGCCGGCGGT